CAAGGTTGTCGCTGAGGTTGAGGCCGATAACGTCACGCGGATTCGGCAAGTCGTCATCACCTATGCCGAGGTGATCCGACGCGCCAAAGAGATCCAGCAGATTCAAAACCCGGCCGAGGCTGCCCACGCCATGAATGTGCTGGCGCTGGAGGCTGGATACCGTGACGCTGGGGCGCTGGAACGGCTTCTGATCGCTCAGATGCAGTTCGAGCAGCAAGACGATGAGATGGCTATGAGCAGGCTGCTTGAAAAGGATCTGAAGTTTGAGTACCTGATCCCTGATCTGCTGCCTTGCCCAGGCACCGTGATGATCCACGGCGCTGGTGGTGATGGAAAGTCCATGTCTGCTTGGACCATCGCTAAGCACGTTGCTCGCGGGATTCCGTTCTCCGTTCGGGGTGATCTTGTTCCAGTTGAAGCTGGACCTGTGCTGATCCTCAACGGTGATCAGAGCGAGGTTCAGGTCCAGCAGCAGTTGCGCGATCTTGAGTTCCAGCCCTCTGATCCCGTGACCGTGGTGATGGGCTGGGATCTGAACTGGTACTACCGCTTCGTCAAGTTGATTGAGAAGCACCAGCCAAAGCTCGTGATCATCGACTCGATCACTGGATGCAGTAGGGGTTCGGCGTTTGACGAAAACAAGAAAGAGTTTGCGAGCCCGATCTATTGGCTGGCAAACAACAACGGCCGCACATTCCCCGCCTGCACAATCCTGCTGATCCACCACGCCAACAAAACTGGTGGCTTCCGTGGCAGCACAGCCATTAGGGACGCTGTGGATGAGGTATGGGGCTTGCGGCGGCCCGATAAGAAGCAGGTCGAACAGACCGGCTACAACGCTCGCCTGATCACTGTTGAAAAATCCAGGGCCGGTAGGGATGGTTCCAAGCTGCTGATGAAGCTTGAAAACGATCTGACCTTCTCCCTTGCGGACTACGTGGAGGTCGATACCGACAGCGCCAGCCCGGCATCAATCGTGGATCGGGTGCTCCAGCGCCTTAGGGCTGCGTATCCGCGCTCTATGAGCCGCTCTGACCTGGCTGCGGATGCTTTGTGCGGTGGAAGTGTGGCCGCTATCGGCAAGGCGCTCCAGAGGCTTGCTTCGAGAGGTCTGGTTGAGGTGGTCGGGCAAACCTCCACAGGTGCCAGACCTTCCAACTTGTACCAAGCAATTCTCTCGCGTGATATGTGTGTGAATATGTGTCCTGAATTAGGAAAACCCAGTCTGGGACTGGGAAGTAAAAAAGGACAGCCCCTAGGCGTGTCCTCTTTTGATCAGGGCACTGCAGCAAAAGAGGACAGCCCTACCCCGTGTCCCGATTTGTTTCCCAGTCGTACCAAGGGATTTGGTGAAAAAGGACAGCTTTTTGAAGACTCCCCAAGGGATACACGCACTTCAGAGGAGCTTTCACAGCTCATGCAGGAAGCTGCGCGGATGTGGGACTGATGGGCCAGTTCAACCCGCCTAACTTTTTCCTAGGGCTCATGCGAGTTGTCGCGTGGGCTTTTTGGAGGGATCCCGTGGCCAAGCCTGAACCGCCCCAGCCGAAGCGCCCCAGGAAACCTGTCCTGGGTTACACCGTTGGCGACATCCCGTTTGAGCTGATGGCTGTGATCCGGGTTTCCTGGTATCGCAAAGGCATGGCCTACGAGGTGGAGGAGTACAAGATCGAGGAGTCTGAGGATGCCCAGGCCCAGTTCCACTACGTGGTTGGGACTGCCCTCAAACAAGGCGCCGACGTTTGCGTGCTGACTCAGTACGAGCCGGAAGAGTTAGGGGTGCCAACGTGATCCCGCCAGTGATCGTGTTTGGGCTCACCTGGATGCTTGGGATGCTGCTAGTCACCGTCTACCTCACGCGGTTGTAACGAAATGCGACAGCCCGGCCTTGCGGTTGGGCTGTTCGTGTGCAACACTAAGAGCACGTCCGGCTTGCCGGGCGCACTTACTACTGAATTACAAATGGACACCTTGCACACCAAAGTCGAAAACACCAAGCTCAGTCCATGGATGTTCGCCGTCAACTGGGGTGTAATCACGCTCCAGCAGAAGATCGTCGAGATGGAAGCCCGAGGTTTGAATCCCGTCTACGACATCCACCAGCTCCAGCAGCTTCAGGATCTGGAACAGTTCTTGAGCATGAGCTGGGACATGTGGATGGCTCGCTATGAAACCAGCGAAACTGCTCAGGAGGTCAAGTGAAGGTACTGGACATTGAGGAGCTGCGATTTGAAGGCGACCATCTCGTTGTCGATGCCGTTGTTGATGACGCTGTTTTGGTCTATTCGCAAACGCAACTTGACCCGCCCGAATGGGGGCCTGCCTTGTGCCGAGGCACCCTCTACTTTTCAGATGAAGACTTGATTCCAGCCACCGATGCAGAACTCAGGGCCATGCTCACCGAGCGCGTCGATGACTGGGCTCCAGTCGACACGTCTGATTGGTACGACTGAATCCCGGGAATTACGCAACGCCGACGACTACGACGACTGGGAAGTTGGGCTAGAACCTATTCCGGGAGACACTCACTGGGTCAGGATTAAAACTCTGACCCAGCTTTACCGCCACATGATTTACGTGTTCGCCACCAGCGACACGATCAGTTCCACCAGCCTGGCTAAGTTGGCCATCCATGAGATTCTCAAATTGAGACTCACGGATCTCACCCGGTTACGTCAACAGGACCCGAATTTTTTTGCATGACTGAAGCTTCAATGGTGCCTTTTTACCGTTCGTACCTTTTGAACGGGCGCACCGTTTACTTGGACAAGCTTTCTGAGCTTTCTGATTCCGAGTTGAACATGCTCAACATTGAAACGCTGGCATCGCTGGAGGAAGCGCGGCGGGATTACGCCGGCGTTGAAAACAAGCAAAGCGAGGAAGGCGGCTCTGTCTATCGCCGCTTGAAGGTTGCCGGCTATTTCCAGGCAGCTATCAAGCTTGAACTGGACCAGAACTAGTTGACACAACACAGCTCTCTCCTACTACACTGCACACGTTCCAACCGATGAACATGTACATCCTTTCTGAAGCCCAGTTCGATCAGATCAACAAGGCACTTGATGCTGCTCGTTTTGCTCTTGATACGTGCCAGCACGTTTCACTGGATCTGACTAGCCCCAAGCAGACCATCGCTCTGCCTGCAGCTAAGAAGATTGCTGCAGCTGACAAGCTCCAGTCTCAAGTTAAGACCAGTAAGTCCAGCCGCAAGGGTAAGCGTGGGGTGGCGGTGCTGAATGACAGCAAGGTGCTGGAGATCAAGCGCCAGCTGGCAGCTGGTGGGAAGTCGGTGGGCAAAATCGCTAAGGAGTTTGGCGTTCACCCCACCACGATCAACTGCATTAAGTGGGGTAAAACCTGGAAGCACATCTCGATCCAGCAGGACACTGCTGCTGAGGTCAAGGCGTGATCCTGGCGGATATTGACATCTTCACGCTGGCACGAAGGGAGCTTGTCACTCCCTTTGATAAGGATTTGGTGAATCCAGCGAGTCTCGATGTGAGACTCGGTGAGAATCTGCTTGTGGAGTTGCCATCAACGCCCCAGCTGGTGCCCTACTCCATTGCTGGGCACACGAAGGAACAGCCGTTCATGCTCCAGCCGCATGAGTTCGTTCTCGCTGAAACGCTGGAGGAGTTCAAGCTGCCCGACTGTATTGCTGGGCAGCTGGCGCTCAAATCCAGCCGCGCTAGGGAAGGTATCGAGCATTTGCTTGCTGGATACATTGATCCTGGTTATAGCGGGAGATTAACGCTGGAACTGCAGAATGCGCGGACCATGCACGCGGTTGCTTTGTGGCCTGGAATGCGGATCGCGCAAATTGTGTTCCACCGGATGACGATGCTGCCCTCAAAGGATTACTCCATGACGGGGCGGTATCAAGGTGATCAGTCCGTTCAGGCTTCTAAAGGATGAGCGATTCAGTCAACCACCCATCGCATTACACAACTGGCAAGGTTGAGGTAATTGACGTTATTGAAGACTGGATTAGGCCGGCTCCAGATGCTGTGGTTGGTGGCCTGCATTGGCAGGTCATCAAGTACGTCAGTCGGGCATGGTTGAAAAAAGATCCTTACGAGGATTTTTGTAAGGCCCGCTGGTACTTGAATCGGCTGATCAATACGCTTGCCACGGAGGCGTACCGGGACCGATGAGGCATTGGTGGCGAGTTGTCGCCAAGGCCTTGGGAGAGAAAGCGCACCAGCATGACCGGATTGCTGATCAGGTTGCACTGGTGCGTTTTTGTATATTGGCGGCCTACATGATCACAAACATTTTCATTTGCGCAGGCGTTATTCAACACTGGAATGACTAAAACCGTCACTCTGATTCACTGCACACCGGATGCCGAAAAGCTCATCGTAAAGATGGCTCGTGTAAGCAATCCTAAAAATCAAGACAACTGGGACACAGGACCCAAGCTCCTCAGCTACTTAATTAAGCATCGGCATTGGAGCCCATTTGAAATGGCTTCTATGTGCCTGCAGATTGAAACTGAACGGGATATTGCTGCGCAGATCTTGCGGCATCGCAGTTTTTCGTTCCAGGAATACAGTCAGCGCTATGCAAAAACTACGCCAGCGCAGTATCCGCACCAAAGGCTGCAAGACACTAAAAACCGTCAAAACAGTTTGGATACTTTGGATGAAAATATTCAAGGTTTCTGGGCGAATAAATCGGCAGCATTGATTGAGCAGTCCTACAGGCTTTACGAAGATCTGTTGGCTGTAGGTATGGCTAAAGAAACAGCACGCAGAATTTTGCCGTTGTGTACTCCAACGACTATGTACATGCACGGGACATTGCGGTCTTGGCTGCACTACATCCAAGTACGCACAGACCCTGGTACTCAGGAAGAGCACAGAGATATTGCGCTCCAGTGCAAGCAAATTTTTACTAATACTTTTCCTGTAATTGCGGAGGCCGCTTTCGGTGAGATGCGCCAAGTGTGATTTTGAGCGAATGGATGTAGACCGCACATGTCGGGATACAGCCGAATCAATACTGCGTAAACGCAAGTGCCCTACATGTGGGCACACTGTTTTTACGCTGGAAATTGAGTTGCCTGAAGGTGCAGCTCGCCATTCGGGCCAACATGTACTCAAACGGCTTCCTGGATTTTTACGTGTTCATTTTTCGTGATGGCAGTTTCGATCAACAGCAGGCCGTGCCTGCAGTGCGGTAAGCACACGACTAATTCCGTGCTGTGTATGCGGTGTTATCGCTCCAGTCCTGCTGGCCGCGAAGAGGATCGCTTGGAACGGTTGCGCCAGAGTTACAAACCGCAGGAGGATGGGG